GCATTATACTACACATTAACTGTATTTCACCACCATTCTGGTAACTTTTTTCTCACGGATTTATGCCGGTTCAAACGTGTTAGTCACGGCGGGATTACATGCAACCGTTAAGCATGGGATACGCACCAACCTACAAGGATTATGGAGTGGATCAAGACAATTTGGTAAGTGAGAGCGCACCTGAAGTAGGAACATCTGTTGAAACACAAACAGAAGCGCCCGTTTCAGAGGCGAATAATGAGCAAGTCGCTGGTGAACAAGGTGTTGAGAAGACCTACACGCAAGCGGATGTTGATCGAGTGGTACAAGAGCGTATTGCACGCGAACGCCGAAAGGCTGAAAGACGCCAACAAGAGGTGCTGCATCAATATCAGCAACCTCAATATCAACAACCGGTACATGAACAGGCCTATCAACAACCAGTTAATCAGCAACAACCAGGCATTAACCCGAATGAATTGATGGGTGTTGTTTCACAAGCGGTGCAGCAGCAACGTCAGTTTGAACAGCGCCAGAATATGGTGACGGATTTTGTCCAAAAGGTGGATCAAGAAGCTGCGAAAGATCCAGGGTTTGCGAACTTTCGTGATGACATGAGCGATCTGTGTACTGACGCTATGTTAGAAGCTGCCATGTATCAAAAGGACCCAAGTGTTCTTTATAAGATGCATAAGAATGATCCAGAAGAATTTGCTCGTATTCGCAGTTTAGCGCCCGCACAGCAAGCACTGATGGTCGCAGAATACCGTGGTCGTTTAAGTGCTCCATCACCAAAAATTGTCTCAGATGCACCTGAGCCAGTCTCAGAGCCAAAATCATCAGGAAGTGCCTATCAACAAACGTACTCAGACAGGAGTCCGAGGGAAGAGTTGTCGATGCGTCGACGCGCCCGTCGGAAGTAATAAACGAATTAACTGATAGGTAATTTAAAATGGCTAATACAATTAATGTATCGAGTTTGATCGCAAAAGAAATGTTGGTTGAACTTGAAGATTCTACACCGGCTTGTGAGATCGGCGGAAACATTGGTAAAGAAGATTTTGAAAACCGTGCTTATGCACCGGGTACAACCATCAATATTCCAAAACAAAACTTTTTCAATGCTGGTGAAGCAATGACAGCAACTGATGCTGACTTGTTAGAGGAAACTGTTGCACTGACAGTTGGTACACCACTTAACGTCATGATCAACTATGATTCAACGGAAGAGTTGTTGGAGTTAGGTAGTCCTGACGGCCCTCAATTAGCACAGGGTTGGAAAAATCGCGTGATGATTCCTGCGGTTCGTGCACTAAAAGCAAAACTTGAAGCGCGCATTATGGCTGAAATGAAGAAAGCCTATTACATGAGCGTTGGTACTGCAGGTACTGTGATCAATGGTTACGGTCCTTTGGGTGATGCCCATGAAATGTTTACATTCATGGAAATTCCTCGTGAAGACAGCGTGGCTATCTTGAATCCAATTAACTACAACAAATTGGGTGCAGGCTTAACAACTGTGCTTAACCAACCATACACTAGCCCAATCTTGAGAGACTTAAACCTTCCAAACGTTGCTGGTTTCTCATGCATGGAGTCTAACTACGTGGGTACTCACACGGTTGGTAGTGCTCGTCTTGACACATTGACTGTTAAAACGACTGTTGTTAGCGGTGCAAACCAAATCGTTCTAACCGGCGCGACAGCTTCTCGTGTATTAAAAGAAGGTGATCGTTTCACCGTAGCTGACGTTAAGTATGTGACGCCAGCGGGTAAACAAGCCACTAACAAACTTGTGACGTTTGTTGTTCAAGCGGATGCAACTGAAAGTGGTGGCGATATCACCGTGACTGTTCAACCTGAAATGAACTTAACAGGTCCACGTCAAAATGTTGATCGTCTGCCAACAGCAGCTGACGCAGTAACTGTTATTGCAGATGCTTCCGGTAAGGTAACTTACAACTATGCAGTGAATCCAAATTCATTCTCAGTTGTTGGTTTACGTATGCCTGGAATTGATGGCGCTGAAAATGGTTCTGCACAAGACAATGATTCTCAAATGTCTGTTCGTGTTGTGAAGCAAGGTAATATCCAGTCTTCAACTAACCGTTTCCGTGTTGACATTCTGCCTGCGATTGCAGCGTTTGCTGATTATGGTGTGACCATATTGAGCTAATGGCTAATTGGATAGGGGTCTTTTGACCCCGTCCATCTTTGGAGGGATGCAATGGCCATTACGACGGTTAAAGATTTAATCTTTCGTGCGTATCGCGATGCCGGTATTATCGGCGCTGATCGTGATGTGACAGGTTATGAAGCCGATGAAGGTCTAGATCGATTGAATATGCTCATTGCCAATCTCTATTCAAGCAGTATTTATATTCCTTTCTATGAAAGTGTTAAATTTACCTTAAAACCTGATCAGGCTGAATATGTCATTGATCAAGGGACCGCGCCGGATGTAAATCATGCGCCATTAGTTTCGCTTGAATTTTGTACGGTGGAATTAGGCGGCGTTAAATATCCTGTCGAGGTATTAGACTACGCAGACTACTATCAGTTGCCTAAAATTGATTCTACTGCGTCAATTCCATCACAAGTATTACTGTTTAAAACCCCCAACAGTTCAAAGATTATATTTTACTATAAACCTTCTGAAGCATATCCGTGTGAGTTGATTGGCAAGTTTCAAACAGGTGAGTGGACACTCACTACTAAATTGACGAGCCTCGCATTAATCTATCGTCGTTTCTTACAGTTTGCATTGTCGCGTGAATTGAATGCAATTTATCACGTCGAGCAAATGCCAGCATATATTGAAGAAGAGTATCAGCGCATGTTTGCTCGATTGAAGAGCGAATCGCCATTTAACGGTCAATCTTGGCCAAACCAATTTTTCAGAAGCGGTCATTACCGCGAAGACATTCGTAATGGAGGGTGGGGCTCATGAGTATGCGTCAAGTACCTTATCCATTGATCGGGAGTTCCAATCCTGAGATTGTGCCAAAGATTGATTCACAAAGGACCGTGAATTTATATGAGATTAATGACCCCGAAGGAAAAGAGCCGTCAGTGCTGCAAGACATGCCAGGACTCCTTCAGAAAGCGTCTATGGGCGCGGATGACACAGTGGGTTGTCGTGGGATGCTTCAGCATGGTGATTACTTATATGCTGTGTATGGTGATATTTTATATCGTGTGGACAATGGTTTCTTAGTAAGTTCCCTTGGCTCCCCCCTGACAACCAGTACAGGACCGGTACGTTTTTCTGTCAATGAGAATGAAATCCTCTTAGTGGATGCTGTAAAAGGGTATTTGTGGAATTTTACCACCTCAACAGCAACCTTTCCTATTGTGGACCCTGACTTTCCAGCACAACCAATTGACGTCACCAATGTGGATGGATATTTCATCGTGACAGAAGGTGAGAGTAATGACTGGTATTGGTCAGCACTGAATGATGGTCTGAATTGGAATTCTACGGATACTGAAAAGATTATTTCTAAACCTGATCAATGTATCGCAATTGCTACTGTTAATCGTCGGATGTTTATTTTTGGTAAAAACATTACTGAACAATGGTATGACGATCCGGTTGGTACAACACCATTCCAACGTAATAACAACATGCTCTTTGAGTATGGGTGTGCATCACGCGCCTCGGTTGTTGAGAATTACGGGATATTGGTTTTCCTCGCTTCAACTAAGAATGGTGTGGGATCTGTTCGTGTGACAGATGGTGGTCAGCCACAAATTATCAGTACACCGGCCCTCGATAGAATCATTAAGGGGTATGAGATTGATCATGTTGTCAGTGATGCCTCTGGCATGATCTATAAAGAAAATGGTCAGATCTTCTATGAGATCAGCTTTACGACGGCCAATCACACTTGGGTTTATAGTTTTAGTACGAAGAAGTGGTTTGAGCGTGAGTCGCTGCCAGACAAGCGATTCAAAGGTGAGTGTTATGCCAACTTCTTGGGCTCTCACTTTGTGGGTGATTACAGCACAAACAAACTTTATGAGATGAGTTCTCAATATGCAGACCAAAATGGTGATTCCTACCGTCGTATGCGCATTGGAAAACCATTCTCATTACCGTCTTTAAAAAGTTTCCGAGTCAATCGGTTTGAACTTGATCTGGTTAATGGTGTAGGAACTGCAACTGGTATCACACAAGATCCATTAGTTCGATTAAGCATCTCAAGAGATGGCGGATTAACCTACGGCAATGCATTAGAGGCCTCATTAGGCAAGATGAGCCAATCACTTTATACGAGTGAGTGGTATAGGTTGGGTTCTCAAACCGATTTTGTCCCAAAGATTGAATTTTGGCATTCCGTTCCAACGACATTGTTGGGTGCGGCGATTAACTATGACGAGTTTGTGCGATGACAGGGCAGGTAAATAAACAAATAGGGCATCCGCCGACAGAAACTAACTTATTAGGGGCTGACGGTCGTTTACATCCAACGTGGTTGCAGTGGATTAACACTTTAAAGCCCACATTAGAAGCGCATGTCACCAATGAGCGCATTGCTGTTTCTCGTAGAACAACAGCAGAAAGAGATGCCATGGTTGATATAGAAAATGGATATGAGTTTTACAACACCACGCTTCATAAAAAGCAGATTCGTGAAAATGGCGCATGGAAAACGGTAACCACAACATAGGAAAACGATATGGGACTTTTTGATGAATTATTTGGTGGCGGACAAGGTCAGGGGTATAGCGATCTACGTAAAGGCATTACGCAGGGAATGGGCGCGCTTAAAGACTACTACAACCAAGCACGTGGTTTTATGAATCCTTTCTTACAGGCGGGTGAAGGAGAGTTGGGGAAATATCAGCAAGGTGTGAACGCCATGCAAGATCCCAATGCATTTATTGGTCACTTGATGAAGAACTATCAAATGTCTCCGCAAGCACAATTTCAAGAGAAGCAAGGTGATATTGGCGCTAATGCTGCAGCCGCTGCGAGCGGTCAGTTAGGGAGTGGTCCTGAAATGAAACAAATGGACGCTTATAACCAACAACTAGCAAACAACGACCGAAATCAATATCTCCAACAACGTCTAGGTGTTTACAATAACTTCTTAGGCGGTGCAGGTCACTTAGCTGGCATGGGTCAAGGAGCTGCAGGTCAAATGGGTAATTGGGGAATGCAAGCAGGTAATGCGTTAGCCGGTATGTACGGTCAACGTGGTCAAGCTGAAATGGGTCAGGATGAAGCTGATTCACAAGGCATCATGGGCGCGCTTGGAGATGCCGGTCGATTATTAGGAGGTATTTTCTAATGGTGATGCCATTAAACATTCCAATGCCACATCAGCCTATTACGATTGGTGATGCGCTCCTTAATGGTTTTAGACAAGCACAAGCTGCTCGCAACGCATATTACCAAAATCAAATTGCTAAAGCTGCTGCAGGAGTTGCCCCACAAATGGTGCAAGCCAAATTGGGTTTAAGCCAAGCACAGATTCCATTGGTTCAAGCGAACACGGCGCATACGCAAGAGGGCACTAAATTAATGCCATTGCAAGCCGCGATTGAAGCACAAAACTCACAAAATGTTTTGGATCGATTGGGGCAAAGTCGCAGTCGGTTTGGACAAGCTTATCAAATGTCTAGAATGCTAAGAGCTATGTCACCTGCGGCAAGATCTGCTTGGATGGCTAACCATCAACAACAATATGATCAAATGACAGCGGACATTGCCAATGGTGTAAACAGTGGCGCAATTTCGTCGCAATCATTACAGCAGTCGAGTCCAAATACTCTTATAACAGCCCAGTTGTTACAACAATCTGGTATCCCCCCAGCAACAATGGCTAGTCCCGTTACTCAGCAGCAGCAACGAGCGGGAGGGGTTAAAGCACCTAATCCAATGCAGGGGGTTCCTCAAAGTATGGCTGCGCCTCAAGGTGCTCAACTAGGAAATGCAATTAAGAGTGCGTTGGGTAATGGTATGCAACAACAGCCATCGCAACCTTTTATGGAGACCGCGCCGCAAACTGCACAAATACGACGGGCAAGTAAGATGGCAGCAAATAAAGATTTAACAACCACGACTATTCAAAATCAAGCTCAGTCAGGTGCTGCTTTAGAGAAGTTCATTAATGGTCCGAATGCCACAAAGATGTTAAGTGCATTGTCGTCTTATCCAGGTATTGGCGGATCTCTTGAAAAAGAATATGACAAATTAAAAGGTAATCCTAAATATCTTCAGTATGAAGAAGCTCAAAAGCAATTTGCCCCCTTTATTGCTGGCGGTATTAGCCAACTAGAGGGTTTAGCCAAAACTGATCATGGCTTGAATTCAGCCCTAGATACACTGAAGAAAAATCAATTGAACTTTTTAAACAGTCCAGAGCAGGGTGTTCAGTACTTTAATAACCTTAAGCAGTTGTTAGCATCTAGAAATGCCGCTTTACAATCAGCTGCCCATCCAATGTTTAATGTTCAACGAATTCAAGGTGCACAACAACCAGGGTCTTCAGTTGTTCAAATTCCATCGTTTCAAAACAAACAACAGTTTCAACAATGGTATGGCGGCTTATCACCATCCCAACAAGCTCAAGTTAAATCACATTTAGGAGGAGGTCAGTAATGGCATACACGCCTACATTATCTGACATACCGCAATACTCCGGTGGCTATACGCCAACGTTGGCTGATATACCAATTTCGCCCGCATCGCAGCCGAATACGCCAAAACACTCCTTACTCGGTGATGTGGGCCATTTTATTCAGGGTGGTTTGCAAGGTGTCTCTGATTTAGGTCACGGCATTGCAAGTCTTGGTGATCGTGGACTTAACGCTTTATTAGGCACGCACCTACAAGCACCTCAGGGGAATGTATTTGCATTCAACCCTCAAGCTGCCAATACGATGCCAGCTAAAATTGGAAACATTGCAGGCCAGATTGGTGCAATGGCCGCTGTGCCAACATTTGCCGAAGGTTTATTACCAAGTTTAGGTGAGGGCGCATTGCAAGGCGGTGCATATGGCGCTGTTCAAGCAGCTAACAATCCTAAATCAAGTATTGGATTAGGTGCAGGGATTGGCGCTGCGTTAGGTGCGCCTGGTGAAGCATTCGGCAATATGATCGGTAACTACATGCGTGGTTTGGCGTCTAAAGCAGGTGAAGCTGGCTCAAGGATAAATACACCTCAAGAGGTTCAAAAGATTGCTCAACTAACAGGTCAGCCAACTGATTTTGGATCTCTTGTTGGTAGCAAAGGTCTATCAAATTTAGCTAATAAAGTTCTACCGAATATGGGCCTTATACCTTTTATTTCAAATAAAGGGATGAAGGCCGTTCAGGAAGCGATGAAGAATCAAACTGATACGGCAGCTGACAGCTTATTAAATGGATTAAGAGGTGGCGTTAATCCTGAAGATATACCAGAAAGTTTGCGAAAGGCAATTAGTGGAAATTTAAATAACTATAAATCAACAGCAAGTGATATGTATGATGCTGTTTCTAATTCAGCTAAAAATAGAGGGGTAAGAATAAATGACTTCTCAAACTTAAAAAACGCTTTAAACGACATAAACGATGAAGGAAGCTTACTTCCTGAAAGTTCAGGCTTTTTAAATAAGTTGAAAAAATTAGTCCCAGAAGCAGAGTCCGATGGGCAACAATATTCCAAAACAAATGAAAAATATGATCCAGTTCATACACTCTCCAAGCAAGCTAGTAACTATTCCGGTA